TTACGGTGGCTTTGACGGATGGGATATCTATAGAGAATATAGAACAAATGGTGATACATTTGCACTCGGTCAAACAGGTTTCTTAAATGGAGCTGCAAGTTCGGTAACTTACCCAACAGCATCAGGATGGGGGGCATTCAAATCTATTTCAGGACCTAACCAAGAAAATTGGGCAAACACTGACTACTACGCTTACAGATGGGGTCAAGACACATTTGCTAACCCTGAAAGAACTAATATTAATGTATTCGCAACTCCTGGTATTGATTACGTAAACAACTCTAACTTAGTTGAAGATGCTATTGAGATGGTCCAAATAGATAGAGCAGACTCACTGTATGTTTGTACAACACCTGACTTTAATTTGTTCTTACCATCTTATGATGATATCTCTGAGGGACTAATTTTCCCAACAGCGGCTGTAGATAACTTAGAAGAAACGGGTATCGACTCAAACTACACGGCAACTTATTACCCATGGATTTTGACATTAGACAGTGTATCAAATACACAAATCTATATCCCACCAACATCAGAAGTAATGAGAAACTTCGCGTTAACTGACAACATAGCATTCCCATGGTTCGCATCAGCCGGTTACACAAGAGGTTTAGTAAATGCAATTAGAGCAAGAAAAAATCTTACTCAAGATGATAGAGATACCTTATACAAAGGAAGAATTAATCCAATTGCAACTTTCAATGATGTGGGTACTGTAATTTGGGGTAACAAAACTTTACAAGTTAGAGAATCCGCACTTGACAGAATCAACGTTAGAAGGTTACTACTTCAAGCACGTAAATTAATATCTGCAGTAGCCGTTAGATTGTTATTCGAACAGAACGACGCAAAAGTGAGACAAGATTTCTTAGACTCTGTGAACCCAATATTAGACCAAATTAGAAGAGATAGAGGTCTTATTGACTTTAGAGTTCAAGTATCTAACACACCTGAAGATTTAGACTCTAACACTTTAACAGGTAAAATATTTATTAAACCTACAAGAGCGTTAGAATATATTGACATCGAGTTTGTAATAACACCAGCAGGAGCATCATTTGATGACCTATAAAAATAACAATTTTTTAAAAAATGAAAATAGAAAAGAAACTAATTAAAGAATCTCTTGGATATACAGAACCAGGTAAAAAAACATTTTCTGATAAAAAACAAAATATTGTTATTACTGAGAGACAACTTGAAAAACTATTAGAAAAATTAAAAAAATAATGGACATCAAAAGTTTGGTTAGACGTGGAATTAAAAGATACCTAAATGAAGGTTTCGATGAGGTAGGACGGCCCGACTTAAAATATTACGCATTCGATTGGGACGACAACATCATGTTTATGCCAACTAGTATAATAGTTGTAGATGAAGATGAGAATGAAGTCCCAATGTCCACTGAAGATTTTGCTGAACACAGAGAACAAATTGGAGTTGAACCGTTTGATTATCGTGGTAAAAAAATAATAGGATATGCTTTAGGGGCTTTCAGAAATTTTAAAGAACAAGGAAATAAAAGGTTCATTTTAGACGCTATGATGGCAAAAACAGGTCCTGCGTGGAGTGATTTTGTGGAGTGTGTTAATGGGGGGTCTATATTTGCAATTATTACTGCAAGAGGTCATAGCCCTGAAACCCTTAAAGAGGCGGTATACAACGTTATAATGAGTAATAGAGAAGGTATAAATACAAGAGAATTGGCAAAAAATTTAAATGAGTATCGAAAAATAGGTAACAAAGTTTCAAACGACACAAAAATAGAAGCATTGTCCCCATCTGAATTAAAAGAATATTTAGATATGTGTGTTTTCGAACCGGTTTCTTTTAGTAAAGGAAATGCTTCAAGTCCTGAGATTGCTAAGTTTAATGCTCTTAAGAACTTTATATCTTATTGTAGAGATTTAGCAAAAGAAATATCACAGAACATGGAAACAAGTGGGACACCGATGTTTAAAAATGACGTTAATGCAAATCCTGTATGGGAACCATTAATTGGATTTTCAGATGACGACTTAAGAAATATCGAAAAGATATCTGAATTATTAAATCAAGAATATGAAGAAAATCCAGTAAACTTATATTTAACTAAAGGAGGAGAAAAAACTAAATACTAAGTTCTAGTACTAGAATATTTTAAAAAAAATAAAAAGTAAATAAAAAAAATTATTTTTAGATATTTATCAAATAAATAAAACAAACTTAAAACAAAAGATATGGCTGATTTATTAATGAAAATGCCCTTCCAATATGAACCGAAAAGAAAAAACAGGTTCATTATTACTTTCCCTTCTTCTTTAGGGATAAACTCTTGGTATGTTGAATCTACTTCACGACCTAAAGTTGAAATCAAAGAAGTTGAGATTCCATTCTTAAACACTTCAACTTATGTTGCAGGTCGATTTAATTGGGGAACAATTGACGTTACTTTCCGTGACCCAATCGGACCATCAGCATCTCAAGCACTTATGGAATGGGTTCGTTTACATGCTGAGTCAGTTACAGGACGTATGGGATACGCTGCAGGTTACAAAAAAGATATCGACTTAGAAATGTTAGACCCAACAGGGGTAGCAGTTGAAAAGTGGATTTTACAAGGAGTATTCTTGACAAGTGTTGATTTTGACTCATTAGGTTACAGTGAAGATAACTTAATTACAGTAAAAGCGACATTACGTCCCGATAGATGTATTTTAGTATACTAATTTTTATATAAAATATAATATAATCCCATCTATTCAGGTGGGATTTTTTATTTACATTAAAACTGATGAATCTATTTTTAAAATAAAAAACTATGGAACAATCTGCAATTTATGGACGAATGGATTTTAATCTACCACATGATGTGGTAAGTTTACCAACAAAAGGAATTTTTTATAAACCAAAAAAAGAATCTTTGAAAGTTGGATATTTGACTGCAAGTGATGAAAACCTACTAGTATCACCAAATATTGTTAAAGATGGTATCGTAAATACACTACTAAGAAATAAAGTATACGAACCAAACTTTGACGTTAATCAATTACTTGAAGTTGATGCAAGAGTAATACTGATTTTTTTAAGAAATACATCATTTGGTCCTGAATATACTTATGAGTTACGAGACCCATTGACAGGAAAACCATTCGAAGTATCGGTTCTATTAGACAATATTTCATACGACGAACCAAACCACAAACCAAACGAAAATGGTTATTTTGAATTCAAACTACCAAAGTCAAATAAAAAAGTGTTGTTAAAACTTTTATCTATTGGAGATTCAATAGAAATAGATAAAATTAGAGATTCTTACCCTTCAGGAATGATTGCTCCAACTATTACTAAAACATTGGAAAAACATATTGTTGAAATTGACGGTAATTCTGATAGAGAACACATCGCAACTTTTGTTAGTCAAATGCCAATAAATGACTCCAAAAGTATTAGAAAATTTATAAAAGAGTGTGAACCACAATTAAATCTAAAACAAACAGTTTACGCCCCGTCAGGAGAAAAAGTAACATTCGATGTTGCTTTTGGGGTGGAATTTTTTCGTCCTTTCTTCTCAATATAAAAAAATATTAATGGACGAGATATATTATCTTGCAAAATATTGTCATTTTTCATATTCAGATATAATGAAAATGCCAACCTATGAAAGAAAATATTACGTAGAAAAACTTATAGAAGACTTCAAAAGAAAATAACTATACAAAATACTTATAATTATGATGATGTTATTTTTTGGTAATGAAGGTCAAGTATCTGCTTCGGGGTCTGCAGATAAAAGTACATCTCCCTATGCTTCTGTAGATGGAATAAGTGACCAACTAACGAACGTCAAAGGAGCTTTGAAAGATTTTGTAGTTGGAGATGTACCTCTAACTATTTTCGAAAACATCAACAAGTCACTAATAAGTATGAATGACAGTGCACTTGCCTTACAAAGAAGTATGGGAGGACCTGTTCGTGGGACAAATGAATTTAGAGAAAATCTTTATGCTGCATATAAAGATACAATGGATTTAGGTTCATCTTTTAAAGATGTAACAGATGCTGTTGAAGGGTTAGCAAGTGCATTTAATAGGATAGTAACACCATCATCAGACTCACTAAAAAGAATGGTTGAGTTTTCAAAAGCAACAGGAATGGCAACAAAAGAAGTTGGTACTATGGTTGCAGAAATGGTAAGATTTGGAGGTACAGAAGCAGAGGCAGTTGAAAAAATGAAAAAAGTTGCTGACACCGCAAGAGCGTCTGGTTTGAACGCTAAATCACTTGTAGCTGAAGTTGGAAAGAACTTAAAAAGTATGAGTGGGTTCGGTTTCAAAAGTGGTATAGATGGATTGACAAAAATGGCAAAACAAGCACAACTATTAAGAACTTCTATGGAGTCAATAGGTGCAA